CGCGCACCCTTTCGGGTGCGCGGCACTTTGAAAAAGGGGGTGGGACCAGCAGCCCTCAGCGCTAGGCTTTTCCGGCGATCACGAACACGACCCGCCGGATCGCTTCGGCAAAGCTCACGCCGAGCGCCATCGCTGCAATGCCCGTCACCCCGAGTGCACCGATGCCCATGAGCTTCCACCGCCTGACATCATCGGTCACGGGCTTCATGTCCGAGATCTCGGCGCCGATAGCTGAGGCCGATGCTTCGAGTTCGTTGACCCGCTCGGCAAGCTGATCCATGCGCCGGTGAACGCTGGCCTGACTGGCAGAAGATTTGTCTTCCGCCCGCCTGGCACCATCCTCGATCCTATGAATGGATTCCTGCAGGCCGCGCATGCCGGCAACCAGTTCTCCCAACTGGCGATGAACGACGATATCGATTTCAGCCTGCGACATGATCGTCGCCCCCGTGCTTCGCGCATTCGGCCTTCGTCCAGATATCCGCGGCACAAAGGCCGACGACCGTGCGGTCGATCCGGCGCTGGTCGGCCGGCGACGCTCCGCGCGCGCCGACAAGATCAGTCCCGACCACGGCGCGCAGTCCGGGAGCACTGGCCGGCCGCGAAGTCCCACACCCCGCCAGAATCAAGGCAGGAATCGTAATCAAGGCGCTTCTCGCGAGCGCGGCTCTGAGCGTCATTGTTCTGCCTTTCGATGGCATTGGCGTAAGATCGGGCGCCTTCCGCGCGGATCTCGTGGATGAGCCAGACGAGACCTGCGAGGATGAGGCCGGCGATGAGGAGCTTCGGCCAGGCAAACATCACTTCGCCCAGCCAAGGCGTCGCGCCAGCACGTACCAGCACTCGGAGAGGAAGCCCGCACAAAGGCCGATACCCACCTCGATCAGCATCTGCACGTCCGGATCGTCGGCAAGTACCAGGCCTGCGTCCGGCGCCAACAATCCTTTGGCGACGAGCAGACCCGCGCCATATCGCAACAGGATGCGGATGACGACGGCACTCATTTCGCCCACCGCGCAAGAAACGCGACAGCCGCCTCGATGAGACGGCGCAGGCGATTGGATTTGGCCCCTCGCGACGCGTTAACGCCTTCCGCGCCGGGCGTCTTTTCGACCGCGCCGGGCCGTAGGACCACAACGACGGTCGGATCGCTCGAAGCGCTCTCGCGCCCATAGCCGGCCGCACGCAACGCCGCCTCGAACGCGCGGCCGTAGGCCTCGATCTTCGGGCCGTTCTGCCTGATGTCGCTGTTGATGATCGCGCGCGAGGCCGCATAACGATAACCGGTCGCGACCGCCGACCGGCTGTCGTCCGTGTCGAAATCGGTCAGCCGCTTACCGGTGAAGAGACCGCGCTCCATGCCGTCGAAGAGGATGCGAATGGCTGTCGCCGGATCACAGGCTCTACCAGGCGTTTCCACCAGGCCAAACTTTCCGTAATTCGCGCGACCGGTAATCTGCGCAAGCCCTCGCCCGCGAAAGACCCAGCCGTCATCGTCTTCGACGTTGCCAAGCCTCCCACCATAGACCCGGTTTGCAAGCTTGCGCGGATTGCCGACATAGGGCTCGGCGCTTGCAAGTGTCGGAAACCGGGCAGGCCACACTTGAGTAAGCCGCCTTGCCGAGTAGTTCAGGTTCTCCTCGACCGGTCGCATTGCGCCGCCCGTTTCGTGATGGGCCTCGGCGAGAATTGCGGCCAGATGGCAAAGGCTCACCGCACGCCGCCGCCCCTCCAGGACGATCGCTTCCGCGCTTTCGAACTGCTTTGAAGAATAGGTCTTGAAAACACCCGACGCGGGATCGCGCAGGGCTGCGTGAAACGCTGCTCTGTTCATGTATTCACCTTTTGGAAATTTTCCGCTTAAAGCGCGGCTGCAGCCACCCACAGGGCGTCGATCTGCGCGTCAGAAAGACCAAGCGCCGTACCAACGGTGGCGATCAATGGATGCGTCCGGTTGAACGTCGTCGCATATTCCCACTCGATCTGCGCCTTGTCCTGATCCGAACCGGCAGGCATCCCCGCGATCGCTGCGGTCACGGTCGATGGCGAGATGCCCGCATTCACCAGGCCAAGGCGAAATTGGCGAGCGGTTAGGCTGCGCATCCGCTGCCGCAATTCATCTTCCGTGGGCGGATCGGGAGGGATGTATGGCTCGATCTGGAAACCGGGATTGTCGCGCAGCCATTGGCGGATCAGGGGATTAACGCCGACGGTGTCATCAGGACGACTGCAGTAGTCGGTGTCATAGGACGCGCCGAGATAATCCGTAATGTTGCAGTGGATATTGTAGACGTCGGATTCTTGCGTCGCTCGAACGGCATGAACCATATTCACAGACATCGATGTCATTATGCCGTCCTCACGAAGCAATAGGCCCACGCACCCGACCCCGGCGAGTCATAACCGCCCCGAGCACGCCAAGTTCCAGCAAGCTGCGCCCCACCCCCGCCAAAGCCGTAGCCATAGCTGGAATTGAGATAAATCGCATGGGAGGAATTCCTCTCCTTGATGTCCGCATTGCCGGTTTCGACCAGGATGGTGTGGCCGATCGGGAAATTCAGTTCGTCTCGGGTGCCCCCGGTGTGGATGCCGGCCTTACCGTTCACGACGTTGCCGAGGTAGTCCCCCCACATCGGCATGTACATATTGCCGTCCGACTGAATAAAGAAGCTGCCGCCCCAATATAGACGATCGCCGACGGAGCCGTTAACGCCGAGCTTGTTGCCACCATAGCCGAACTGTATCCAACCGTTGGCCAAATTGGCCTGACCGCGAACGGAGAGTGTGTCTGCTTGGTTGACGTCACCAAGCCACACATCATCGCCGACCTTGATAGCTTGGCCGTCGCCATTCGCGGTTGCGATAAACCGAGGGGCATATACATTGCTCGGGAACGTCGCTTCATTCATCCCGCTCCAAGAAAGCAGCGTCGGTGCATTTGATACGAAACGATCGCTGGACCGTTGAATATATAAGCCGCCGTCGTTCACCCCGATCATGCGATAGCTGTGACCGATGTTGTTGGTGAGGAGTTGGATTTCGCCGGATGGTCCGTTGCCTCCAAGTCGAGCTATGTGGCCAGACCATGAATAAAGACCAGTTTCGTGCCAGCTCGCTAACTGCTGAAACACACCGGAAGTGTTCCACACGCCGATCTGCATCGCTGCGTTCGCTTGGCTCGAAACGATCGTGCCGCGAGTTACCGACGCTGCCGACTGGAATGCAAGTACTCTATCGCTGTTGGACAGAATGTACATTGCGCCGCCGGAACCGCCGGAAGCAACGAAATTGACCGCCGACACGTTACTTGAAAACGCCGCGCCGACGCCGATGATGCCACCAGTGAAATAATGTCCACCATGCGCAATGTACGTCAGTCCTGCTTGTCCGAGCGAGGCGTTACCGCCTGAGGCCATGATGCGTGCATCGTAGTCGGCTCCACTCCCGCCTGAATGGAAGTCAATGAATGGGGTGTTCGCCGTGTTCGGCGGCCCCAACTCAATCCCATGGTTTGCCCCCGTGGTCACAAACCCTTGAGCCGTCAAAGCCCCCGTGATGGTCTTTGCCGTCATCGTGGACGGCAACCGGTCGTCAGAGAGCTTGCCAGTCGTCAGGTCGCCCGCCGAACCGGACGAAGCCACGGCCGCGAGCCCAAGCCTCGTTTTCATCGCGGCAGCGGTGGCATCACCAATAAGATCGCGCGCGAGCGGGGTGAGCGCGGTCGTCGCATAGGCGTCGGTCGCCGTCGTGTAGAGGATCTGGTTCGCGACGGTTGTTTGGCCTGCGATGGACTGCAACGCAGCGTCGTAGGCCTGCACGTTCGAGCCGATCTCCACGCCGAGAGCGGTGCGCGCGCCGCTAGCCGAGGTCGCGCCGGTGCCGCCGGCCGTAACCGGCCGCGGCGCGTTGGCATCTGCCGTCAGGTCGTCGATCAGCGTGTTGTAGGGCACGCTTTGGATAGTTGTATTCGGCACGCCTTTGGTGCCGGCGGGGGGCGAATAAACGCCGCCAGTTCTGGGCATGGGGTCTCTCCAGGAAAGCGTTCCGCTGAGCGCTCAATATTTGGTTGGAAGGGGCGCTGGACAGCCGGGGGCTTCGGCTGTCGGGGCCGGACAAATTGGCGTGTCGACCGCCGCTAACGTTTCTTTCGCCCGGCAGAAAACAACCGGCCGTAATCGACGCGGCGCATGCCGTCCGGTCCGCGAGAGACGACATCCGGTCGGGTCTTTTCAACTTCCTGCGCCATGACGCCGACGTGCTTCGGGCCGCGCGCCGGTTCGTCCTTGTAGCGGTATTCGTAGAGCGAGTGCCCGTCGAGTTTGCCCACCTTCTTGACGTCCTTCTTTAGGCGTCTATCCGAGTCGGATTTGCGGCTCCAGAGAGGCATGCCCAGCACGCTACCAAGCATGTTGCTACCAGCGCTCAGCCGCGACTGATAGGCTTCGAGCTGCCCCCGATAATTGTTCTGCACCATTCCCATGTAATCAGGCGCCTCAATCCTCTGTCCCTGCGTCGGCACAAAATTCGGGCTGTTTACCTGCGCACCCGAAAGCAGGCTCGAGATCTCGTTGATCGGCTGGTTGCGCTGCGCATACATCTCGTTGAGATATTGCGCCCGCGCTGCATTTTGAGCGGCGAGCTGGGCCTGCTGGGCGTTGAAGGTCTGGTCCTTCAACGTATTGTTGGCTGCCGTCGTCGACTGGCTGTTCTGGTGCATCTGCTGCAGGGCGTCGTTGCTGAAGCCCGCAGCGGCGAGTGCCTGGTTGAAGTTCTGCTGCTGCGCGGCATTGGCGAGCTGCATGTTGTTGGCGTTCTGGGTGTACTGCTGGTTTTGCGCCTGGTTGGCGAACTGGCCGTTCTGCAGCATCTGGCCATAAGCCTGCTGCTGTGCCGCGTTCTCGAAGGAGGCCGCCTGCTGCGCGAGCCCGACGAGACGGGACTGCTCCTGCCCTGCGTTGAGGATTGCGCCGAAGCGCGCGTCGTTCGCCTGGCGGTTCGCCTGGTCGATCGCCCGGTTATAGGCCTCGGAGCCCGGCTGCAGGCCCTGATTGGCAAGCTGCGTCTCCAGGGCTGCGCGGTCCCGGTCGAGCTGCGGATTCATGCGTGCCATCAGCGCGTCCTCGTAGCGCTTGGTGTCGAAGTTGGTCTCGTAGTTTCGCTTGACCTCCCCCGCATTGCCGAGCGACGTCTGGATTGCACCGGAATTTACAACTGCCCCTTGCACGTTCCCGGTGTTCGGCAGCGTCGTTTGCAGCGTCGGGCCCGGGCCATACTGCTGGTACTGCGGCAGGTTGATCGCACTGGGGTTGCCGGCAGCCGGCGCGCCGGAAAGGTCGATCGGGCGCCCCAGAAGGTCGTTCAGCCGCGCCGACTGGTTGTTGGCGAGCGTCGCCATGTTCTTTTCGGCGGCGTCCGTCTGGTCCTTGATCGCCTGCTGCGCCGGCGAAAGTGTCTGCGTCGCCGTCCAGTTCGGCAAATCGTAGACCTTGCCGTTCATCGGGTCGGTCCACTTCGTCGACCCTGTCTGGCTATAGGTCAGGCTCCCGTCCGGCGTTACCTGGTTGATGTTGCCGAGTGTGCCATTCGCAATTGCGGTCCCGATGTTGGTCGCAGTCTGGGCCGACGCGGTTTCGCGCGGGTCCGGCGGCTTCGGAGCTTTGGGTTTTCCCATGGTGCCTACCTCTGGTTCGCGGGATGGGCCCGCCAGTCGTTGTCCGTGAGTGTGAAGATGATTTCCGCTTCCGCGCGCCCGCGAAGGCGGGGAATTCGATGCGGCGAAAAGCCGAAGCGTTCGGCGATCGCGGTCATGCCGGCATTGCGCTCAGAGACCCTGAGAACCACCATCTGGCAGCCGATCTCATCGAAAGGGTAGCCGAACATCGCCCGGACCACCGGGCGTGTCAGCCAGCGTTTGCTCGTCGAAGCCGCCGAAAGCTCGATGACGCCCGCCTCCGGCGCATAATTGTGAAACACCACGCCGGCGACAAGCGCATCGTTTTCGCGTACGCCCATGGTGGTGAAATCGGCAAAACCGCGCTCGCAGCCGGCAATGTGGCTGGCGACGAAATCGGCGATCGTCCGGTTCGCCGCGGGGTTGGCGGCGCCGCCCCAGGCGATCTTCATGCGCTCGCCTCCCCGGCCTGCACCTGCAATGTGGCAAGGTCCACTTCGAGATCGAGCCTCACCTCACCGCCCGAAGTGACGGCGCAGCCAACCGCCAGCATGTCGCCCGCCGCGCGCACATTCTGGCGAAAGCTGTAGCGAAGCTGCTGCGTCAGGGCATCCCACACCGCCCTGTCCCATAGGCCGACATCCCATTCCGATGCAGCCGCATCGCCGATCGTGACCTGGTCGGATGGCGGGATCGTCCTGTCGAAATCGGCACGAGCGAAGAGCCGTACCTTCGGTTTGCTCTTCGCTCGGAAGAACATGTGGGCGAGCGTGGCCCGCGCCCGCTGCCCAAACTGCGTCGCCGGCGTAAACTGCGAGAGATAGGCGGCTGTAAAGGCAAGCCCGTCATCGGTCCCGGTGGTGTCGCCCTGCCAGCAAAAGCCACCGGTCGAGCCGAAGAACAGCCCGCCCTGTAGGGTCTCGTAGCAGCTTGCCTCCCAGTTGCTGATCGTCGACCATCGACCGCTGAGCACGTTGAGCACAAAAGTCGTGTCGACAACGACGCTGTTGGCGGGAAAGGCGATGAAGACGAGGTTCTGCTCCGGCCACTGTTTCACCACCCAGCCGGCGCCGGTCGCATTCGCCGCCCGCCGCCAGTCGTCTTCGATCGGCCGCGAAATCGAAACCTGGCTCAGCGCCTGGCGATCACGCTGAAACACCTGTGAGATCGGCGTCAGCCCGTCGCTGGTGGCGATCAGGATATCGCCGCCGGCGCGGATCCAGGCGTTTTTGCCAAGCGGCCGGCCAATCTGATAGACACCCTTCAGCGCAAAGCTGTTGGCGTCGCCGGGGTCCGATCCGGCATAGACAGCCACCTCCCCCTCGGTCGAGACGAAAACACAGAGATCGGAAAGCCCGTCGCCGCTTTCGAGTGACCAGGAAAAACCCGTCAGCAGCGAGCCGCCTTTTTTCATCACCCCGCCGAGCGGAAACAGCTTGGCTGCGCCGCCGACCAAATTGACCGGCAGATAGTAGGCGTCGAGCGTGGCGTTCTTCAGGACGAACTGTCGGTTCTTGAACAGCCATCCGTAGTTCAGCTGCGCCATCGTCGTTTCGTCGGTAAAGGTGATCTCCGGCGCCGTCGTCCAGGTGCTGCCGTTGTACACCCGCCGCGGATCGGCGCCGTTGAGGCAGACGAGAAACGAACCGCCTGCATTGGTGTGCTGGAAGGTGCACCAGTCGCCACCGGAAAGCCCCGCGACAGCGGCGGCCGTCGCGGCCGGCGGTGCGGCCGGCGATGTCATGTCGTAGATCGCCGTATCCGTCGCCATGAACAGCTTTTCGAACGAACCGTACTTGTATTTGAAGGCACTGCGGATCGTGCCGCCATCTGCCGCGCGTCCACGTTTCTGCGAGCCGCCGCGAATGCGGCAACCAACGAGCGTCGGGAGAAAATTGCGAAGGACGGTCGCCGAGCCAGGCTGTTGCGAGGCCATGTCGGCTGTCGTCACCAGACCGCTCCTCGGTGCCGGAAAGGTAATGGGTTGCGAGGTCTGAGCCCTGCCGACGCTGACGGCGCCACGATTGCTCTGCCCGATTCTTCCGGGCTTCAGTTCAACCTTCATGAGGCCCCCCGGTCGGCATTGATTTCCTGAAGAAGATCGGCTTCGAATTCGGCGAGGCTGTCGTCGAAGGGCAGCCCCTTCTGCCGTCTCCATCGCCAGAGAATACCCTTGGCGAGCAGACGCTCCGGAAACAGTGTCCGGTCGTCATCCGCGGTCAGCGTGTCGCGTTCCTCATGGGGATCGCCAAGCACCCAGTTCCTGGAAACGTAGTCGATGATGGCGCCCACGCCCGCCGACGCCGGCGAAAACAGCAGTTGGTTGCCACGCAGAAAGAAAAACGGCTGCGCCGACCCCTGTGCCGTGACGACGGCCCATTGCGAACCGTTGGTGATCGGCCGGAAGCTTTCGCCGGATGCGGCCCGGACGGCGCCGCCCGGCGTCAGCCGTTGGTAGTCCGCCGGCAAAGTCATCGGCGAAATGATCGCCACCTGCTGCTTCAACAGGCGCCGCCAGTCGCCGCGACGGGAAATCTCCTCGCCGCTTTCCTGTGCCAGCGCCACCATGGTCTGTGCGTTCGGATCGATCGAGCCGTAAATGCTGTCGAAACGGTCGAGCGCGACGATGTCGCAGACCTCGTTGATTGCGGAAAGCAAAGTCATGGGGTCATGCCTCCAACGGTCATTTGGGCATCGCCCCAGCGGGCACGTTCGTCGGCTACGCCGAGACCACCAAGCGCCGCCATCTTCAGTTGCTGCGCGGCCCCGGCCTTGCCGGCGTCGCGCTCCCAGATGGCGATCTCCTCGACGAGCCCATAGAGATAGACATCCGGCGCCTTCTGAAGCAGCCAGTTGGTCGGGCTTGCGGCTGAAAGCGGCGGGATTCGGGCGTAATGGGTCATCGTCAGGCCGTAATTGCCGGGCGGAAAAGCTCTGATCCGATTGCCGACAACCGCATAACCGACCGGCGCGCCGGCGCCGGTAGAGCCGTTCCCGGCAAGCTGCTGCAATGCCATGGCGCGGATCGGCCGGCCGCTTGCGGTTAGAACCTGCCGCGCCTCGAGATAGTCCGCAGGCAGCGGCGCATCGCCCGCGACGACAGAGAGCGCTGTCGTCGCTTCCATCTCGCTGACACGCAGCATCCGGTTGAGCTTCAATTCAGCAAGACCGACGAACCGGGGAAACAGATGGGCGATGTCGTTGCGCCCGCTGTATTCACCCGCGTCGACCAGCAATGCGGCGTAATCGGCAATGCTCATAGCCTGCCCTCCTTGGTGCGCCAGGCACGGTTGTCGCCATCATTGAGGAAGCGTTTGACGAAGCGGTTGTCGCCTTCGGAATGCGCCTTCACCAGGCCAGACGCGTGGGCGATGTTGAGCGGAACGGAGGCAACACGATGCCAATCGCCCCGCCAGATATTTTCGGCGCTGTTGCGCACCTCCTGGTTCTCGCTCAGAAGATTGTCGACGGGATAGTCGACGCGATAGACATCCTTCTCCCCGTCGAAATGGTGCCAGACCGACCGACCGGTCATCTTGTCATGATCGTAGAGCGTCCAGGCTCCATCACGGATCACCATGGGTCACTCTCCCGGCAGCGGGTCTGCGCGCTCGGCCTTGCCGGCGGCGATCAGTGCCTTGGCCTCATCAAGGCTCAAGGACACGATCGCGCCGGCCGCCGTGCGCACGTCGTCGCGGAACCAGACGTCGTAAACGAGACGAACGGGTACGGGCTTCTTTGCTTCGGACATAAAAATCTCCATGAAAAAAGACGGCTCCGGAGAGCCGTCTTGGCGAAAATTGCTCTTTTGAAAGGGGATCGGACGCCCACCAAACCTCCGAATCCGGCGTCAGGTGTTATTGCGGCGGCGCCCTTGGCGGGATCCCGAGATCGGCGGGTGCGTGGGGCGGTGGCGGCCATAGGCTCACCTTGGCGGAAGGCCCGCCTGCATCGGTTCGGTCGCCCATCTTCTGCGGGGCATGATTCTGCTGCGGAGGAACGTGCCTATGAGTGCCGCATCAGACGTCGCAAAGCGTGCGCCCGTTGCGGCCGACGCCTGCTCCAGACTCCCGCAACGTCGGTATGCCATTCGACGCCGGCGGAGCCCAGCCAACGTCGCGCTGCCGCCCGCATGCGGATTTTGCCTAGAGCGGCAACAGCAGGTATCTGACGAAAACCACCGCGAGCAGCGCCACGGCAAACCTTCCGATCGCCCGTGGCATCGCCGACAGTCTGGGTGAAATCTTCAAGGCTCGTTCGAAAAGGGAGAGAAACAGGTAGGCAAATGCCGCAAATATCAACGCTTCTTTAAGATGGTACATATCCCAGTCCCAAGAGAGGATCTGCCAACGCCATCGCCGGCAAGATCCGGATCGTTTTTCAACGCAGGCCGCTCAGGTCGCCGTTGAAACCGCCTCGCCCGACGGCTCTTCCGGTTTCCTTGATAACACCAGGCCCGTAGCCTCCTGCATAGTATCCGCCGACCGTGCCTGCCACCGATGCCGCACCGCTTCCAAGCAGAGCCCCGACAGCCGAGCCAAGCAGCGAGCCAAAGTCACTCCAGCCGATATCGTGTGATCCATCCCGATTGGATTTCTCGACGACCCTCGTGCGGAATGCTTCGGCGGCACTATCTCTGCTTCGCGGTTCCGAGGCAATATTGCCGCCGCGCTGGTCGTTCGCCATCAACGGGCGAAAACCCTCGGTTGGCAGCACGCCGTTTTGCGGGCCAAAGCGGCCAGGACCAGGGTCCGTCTGGGAAGGTATCAAGCGGCTGCGAGCAATGTCGTTGAGGGGCGTGCCGGCGGATGGGTGACGGAACGCCCCGTCGGCGCCCCGCGGCGCTCCGTCCCGGGCGATCGGTTTGCTCCGCAACAAGGGGATTTCGTCGAAATAGTCGATTGCTTCGCGCAGGGATTGAATTCTCTAGGGCAGGCCCTGTCCGCCGAGCGTCTTGTCTCGTTGTGTCACATCAAACCTCAATTGCATCATCGTTGTTGGTCGGTCGACGCCCGGCGCGGCTCGTGCCGAATAGGACGAGCAAACGCTGGCAGGTCCGCGGCGCCGGTCAAGGTCGTTGGACTTGCCACTGATGGATCGCCGCGGAAGCCCGGGCCGGGCTCGGCGGACAGTCGTCGACGATTGCCGCCGCGCTCAGTCATGGCGCTCGTATAGGCACGAGCATGCGCCTTTCTGGCATCGTTCAGGCCTCGCACACTTTCAGCGGCCGGGCCGATGGCGGCATCCTTTAAGCGCAGCAAAGAAGGACTTCGCCAGAAGCTCACCCGGTGTTGCTCAGCAATGGCACGCGCACGGGGCAGTGCGGCGTCCCTCGAAGGAGCCGCGTCGTGCCTGCAGCACCTTCAAGAACTCCGGTTTGCAGGTGATCATGGCGCCGAGCAGCCTATCCGCTGCAAAAGCCGAAGGGGTAAAGATGCCTGCGGCAACAACGGCCACGGTCGCCAAACTGATCTGAGCAAGTCTCCATTCTCCGCCTAAGAGAATGCAATGATCATCGCATGCCTCGACGATCGTTGATGGGATCGTCCTATCGCCCAAAATCCGAGAAGGTCTTTATCACCGACGCGACGAAGAGATCGAACTTGTTGAAGAGTGCTGTACTGAGGCCGTTGGACAGGAACAGGTCGTAAATCGAAGGAAAGTCCTCGATGTCGGAAGCCTGAGCCCCGGCAACGCGACAACCAAGCCGTGCTCCGGGAAAATCCGGCATGTCGGATGCGGCTACCTCAAACGCATTGCTCTTCGCGGTGGCGCCCGTGGCACCCTTGCTGACCGTTTCCAGTGCGCGCATGACGTCGTCAGGCTGTTCCGACGCATAGAATGCCCACGCGTATTCGCTCGTTCCCGGCAAGACCTGTTGTGCGTAACCGGTGATGTGAAGTCCATAGGCTTCGACAGGCTCGGAAAACGGGACGACGGATGTCCGCGGATCACTCGTGTCGAGAAGGTTATAGGGGCGAGCCACTATATCCGACCTCTTGAAAACAGCCTTCTCCTCATCAAGGGTCTTGAAGAATTGGGTGTCGCACGTGAGCAACGCAGCCAGCACCTTCTCGGCGCTCTCCGGCGGCATAGCGCATTCCTTCGCTACATTACCGCTCCTCTCGCAGATTCCGCCGCGGCTCATGTCTTCAGACGCATAGGGATCGATTGTCGCCAACACCAGCCCTACCAGCACGACGAACAGCCCGAAGAGAGTGACAACGGTGTAGACCAATACCCTTAGCCATTTCTTCATACCGCCTCCTCACTTGCAGAGCGTAACCAGACATCAGCCTATTGGAACATTTCATGAACAAACACAAGGTTGAAATCGACCCTTCTCCACAGCTTATGCGGTGCATTATTCACGCCATGATTTCATCATCTGCTTGAGCGTACCGCGACCGGGAACAAGCCCACTGATCACGCCCTTGCCGGCGTCGCCGGTCTTGGCCACTGCCTTTGTCCCCCTGAATGCTGCGCAGCCAAAGGAAGGAGAGCGCGTCGGTGTCGAGGAAGTAGGCATTGCGCGCGAGCTTGGCGCTGCCCGCCTGCACCCGGTTCGGGTGGA